GCGGCCCTGCACCTTGGGCTTTCCACCTCGGACTGGGCCTGTGCCGCTCGTCTTTCTGCCTGTGGGCGTTGCGGACGCAAAGCGGCTGCGTAACGCCGGGGGGTGAATTGCGACAGCAAGAGGGGATCTCCCCTTTTAAGGCAACATAAGAAATTGTAACTATCAACGATATTTCAACAGGACTTACAGCACAGTGGCTTCCGTTCTTGGCTCGGGCAACCTGAACAACGGTGCGAATGACGGCCGTCGGAATGCGAACCTGAACAATGGGCTTTCCAACTCGAACTGGAACTATGCCGCTCGAATTTCTGCATAACTTAGATGTGCTGTATTTCGTTCTCTTAAAGGGAACCCCGAAAGGGCTGGGGCGGAATGCCCGAAATTGACGAACCAGCACCGGAGGCATGGCAACATGTCTCTGGCTCTGTGGCGGAAGTGGACACAGATGGGGGCTAGTAGTAAACCCGAACGTCCTTGAAGCAGAAAGAAAGAGAAACATGAAAACATATTGCAAGAGACTTGTGGTTTCGGACGCTGACAGGATTTACGACGTAATCACAGATTATATGCACGATAAATACAGAAAGAATAGCTCCGTGAGGTTCTTTGCCTGCTATACCGGGGAAAGCCGGGAGCATGTAAAACAGTATCTAAAACCGCAACTGACGAACCTAGAGCCGGTAGACCGTAAAGAGTTTGCAGCACTGAGCGTTGGCAATCTTCCTGAGAATGATTTCTGGAGGGCGGCACATTACAAGCTGGCGTTGGAAATGGCATATCATATCCGCACCAGAACCGTTAGGGAACATTTGCTGGCGAATACTTACGGACAGCCATTGATCCGTTATACAAAGATCAATGACCCGGGAAGCGGAAAGGAACGTATGCTTGGGCTGGAAACGATATTGTTTCGCCTATATGAGCAGGTTGCAGCAAAGGCGGCAGAACCATTGTTCAAAGCAAAGCTGGGAACATACCAGTGTGCTTCTATCAAAGGTAGAGGTCAGAACTATGGCAAGAAAGCGGTTCTGCGCTGGCTCTCTAACGATGTTGAAGGCACAAAGTACAGCGCAAAGGCGGACGTGAAGAAATGCTATCCGTCAATCCGGCATGGAAAACTGTTGGAGCTGCTGAAAAGAGATCTGCGCAAATCGGATGAGTTGCTATATCTGTTTACTGTATTTATTGAGCTATATGAGGAATGGCCGTCGCCGGAAGCGTTGGCACCGGACAGAGGTATTCTGATAGGCTCTCCTGTATCAAAGGACTTATGCAATTATTTTCTCTCATACGCTTATCATTATGCAAGCGAGCGACTGGTTAAAATAACCTGCCGGAGAGGGCAGACGAAAATCAAAAGGTTAATAGCACATGTCATTTTCTATATGGATGATATAACGATGTATGCAGCGAATAAAACCCATTTGAAGCAGGCAGTCAAAATGATGATCGCCTATATGCTGGAATTTCTCGACTTGAGAATTAAGCCAGACTGGATTATGCAGAAAACCATGTATGAGGATCAGGTTGGAAAAACAAAGGGTTCCCTACTGGATTTCATGGGATTTCGGTTTCATGGCGGAGATGTAGAAATGAAGTCGTATTTTGGGAGGCAGAAAAAGCACAAGAAAGTATGGGTAACAATCCGCAGGAACATTTTTCTTACCGCACGACGGAAGATGAATAAATTTCTGAAACTGGTAAAACACCATGTTGCTGTAAAAATCAAATTTGTGAGGTCAGTCATATCTGCATATGGCTGGTTCAAAAATACCAATATGGTGAAATATCGGATCAGAAACAAGGTAGATGAACTTATGCGGATTGCAAGGAAAATTGCAAGCGATCACGACAAAGGAAATGGCTATGTTGAGAAAAAATATTTCAATATGTGGAGGCGATATTATGTACAAGGTTCAAAGTCCCGAAAAAATGGAAAAGGTAGTGTACAAGGCAAAACCGAATGGCGTAGCAGATGTGTGGCTCAGGAACAACCAGCATGAAATTGTACAGGAAATAGAAGATGGCCCGACAGGATATGAGGCTGATGAGATTTTTTGCAGGGTAGACGCAGCAGTGATTTCAGAAAAGGAAATTGCTGCTGATTTTGGTTTCTGGTTTTCTATGTTGGAACAGATTCCTGACTTAGATGCAAATGAACTTGGGATTGAAGCAAGAAGAGCTGCAAAGTTGTCGGAAGTGTCTGCAGCGTGTGAAGAAAAAATTGTTTCCGGCATCGACGTTAAAATTGGAGAAGAAACGCAGCATTTCAGCCTGACTATTCACGATCAGCTCAATCTCTTTGGCAAACAGGCTCAGCTCAACGCCGGCGCTGAAAAATGCGAATACCACAATGACGGCAATCCATGCAAGTTCTATACTGCCGAAGAAATGGGGCTTGTCGTAAAGGCTGCGATGGAGCATGTGTCTGTCCAGACCACCTACTGCAATAGTATGTATGACTGGGTAAAATCATGTACGAAAGCTTCCGAGATTGAAGCAATCCAGTACGGTGATGAAATTCCGGGAGAGTATCAGTCGGAAGTTCTGAAAGAATATTTGAAGGAGGCGGAGGTAAAATGAAGTTATTCCTGAAGAAGTTGTATAAGACCATGTATCTGTGGGCAATAGGCGGACTTCTTTATTGCCTTTTTGAATTGCTTTTTAGAGGGCATACGCACTGGACGATGTTTGCCGTCGGGGGCTTCTGCTTCGTTATGTGTGGGCTTTTGAATGAGCATATCGGATGGGATATGCCATTTCCGTTGCAGATGTTGATTGGCTGCCTGATTATTACCGGCACAGAACTGATTGCAGGCATTGTTCTGAATATGTGGCTTGGTCTGAATATCTGGGACTACAGCAATATGCCGCTGAATTTGTGGGGGCAGATCTGCTTGCCATTTTCATGCCTGTGGTTTTTCCTGTCAGGGGTGGCAATCGTACTGGACGACGAATTGAGATATAACATGTTTGGGGAAGAAAAGCCGCATTATTATTTCTGGAGGAAGAAATGATTAAGATAATCTCCCGGCTCTGGTCGAGCATTTATGATCTTCTGCTTCTTGCGAAAGGACAGGGGAATAAGACACTCGAACAGATTGAACAAGACCTTGATGTACTCGAAATGCTTTGCCGTCCATACGCAGGCGTTGACGAGTCTGAGGATATATTCTTAGGAGAGGAGGTAAAAGCCAATGAGCATGAAAGAGTTCGTAGAGACTGGCGGAAGTGTCCTGCTGATTGCCCTCACGCTGGTACAGGTTGCGCCCATTAGGATCAATCCTTGGAGTGCAATCGCAAGGGCGATTGGAAAGGCACTGAACGCAGATCTCAACGAAAAGATGGAGGCAAATGAGGCAAAAACTGCCCGGTATCGCATCCTCCGGTTTGATGATGAAATACGTCATAAGATACGACATTCAAAAGAACATTTCGATCAGATTATCGAAGATGTTGATACCTACGAGCGCTACTGTCAGGATCACCCCAGATTTCCAAACGGAAAGGCAGTATCTGCGACAGACAATGTGAAAAGGACTTACGAAAAATGCAAAGCTGAGAACTCTTTTCTGTAAAACTTACAGGAACGTGCAGAACAGCTCAAATTCGTTAGTTCTATTGTAGGTGATAATTTATGCGCCAAAAGGCAAAAGAACTGCGCTGTGGGCTGTGACAAGCTCACAGCAGCATTATAAACAGGAGGAACATATCTATGAAGAATTTTAAAGTATGGATCAAAGCAGCAGGCATTCGCGCAGCGAAAACAATGGCACAGACCGCAGTAGCATTACTGCCGGCGTCCGCTACAATTTCCGCCGTGGACTGGAAAGTGGTAGTCGGAACCGCTGCGCTGGCAGGCGTAGCGTCTGTACTCACATCACTGGCCGGACTTCCGGAAATTGATGAAACCGAATGACGAGTTGAATTATCAATTCATAAGTCAACTGGGAAGGGCGGGAAACCGTCCTTCTTTTTGGAGAAAAATATGAAAACACTTGCAGCGATTATTCTGGCGGTACTGGTTCTTGGAGGCGGTGCCGCTTTTTTATTTGTCCGGGAGTTCGGACAATTTATAGATGATGTATGCCCTTATGGGAGGAAAGGAGTAGAAGATGACGACGATTAACTTTGAAGCAGAGAAAAGAGCTTATAAGAAATTTATTCAGGCAGGCATGACGCCGGCTGGGGCTTGCGGACTGATTGGAAATCTGCAAGCGGAAAGTGATGGCTTTTACCCGAACAGAGTAGAGTATCTGTGTATTAAGCGTTTGAAAGAAAATGGAAAAAGTTACACAGATGAAAGCTATACAGCGGCGGTTGACAATGGAAAAATCTCTTGCGAAGAATTTCTTCACCCGCTGGCGGGCAAGCAGTATGGCTATGGTCTGGCACAGTGGACAAGCCCGGGACGAAAAGCAGGACTGTGGAATCTGGCAAAGCAGAAAGGCGTATCCATTGCCAATGAAGATATGCAGATTGAATACCTGCTGAAAGAATTACAGGAGAGCTACGGATCTGTCTTGAAAGTGCTGAAAACAGCTACATCAATTCGTGAAGCGTCGGACATTGTCCTGAAAAAGTTCGAGATTCCGGCGAACACAGGAGAGAGCGTGTGTGCTGGTAGAGCTGCCAGAGGACAGAAGTTTTATGACAGTTATGCGAAAGGGGAAAAGAAAGTGTCGGAAGTACAGCAGAAGAAAGAGAGCGCCATTTCGTGGATGGAGAACACGGCGAATGATAATAGTCATGGATACGATCAGGACAATAGATGGGGACCGGATTATGACTGTTCTTCCGCTACGATTGAAGCGTGGGAACAGGCAGGAGTTCCAGTAAAAACAAAAGGAGCCACATATACCGGGAATATGAGGCCGGTGTTCCTGAAAAATGGCTTTGAAGATATTACAGCAAAAGTCAACCTTGCAACCGGAGAGGGACTGGAACGAAGCGACGTCCTTTTAAATGAGATTTATCATGTTGCTATGTACTGTGGAAATGGTAAAGAGGTTGAGGCTTCTATCAACGAAAAAGGAACGGCGCATGGCGGACGGCCGGGGGATCAGACTGGTAAGGAGTTCCTGATCCGTAGTTACAGGAATTATCCTTGGACTCACGTTCTGAGATATACCGGCGGAGAAACTGCACAGAACGCCGAAAGAAATTATCTGATGAAAGGCGACACAGGGGCAGCAGTCAAAACTATGCAGCTCATGTTAATTGAACTCGGATATTCCTGCGGAACCAGCGGAGCAGATGGAGATTTCGGAGATAAAACGGATAAGGCTCTCAAAAAGTTCCAGAAAGCGAATGGTCTGGAAGATGATGGCAAATATGGCCCGCTTTCAAAGGCGAAACTGGTTGCGTTACATAATGCAAAGACTTCCGGCACTGGAAGTTCAGCCAGCAAGGCTCCTACATATACGGTCGGAAAGATTTATACTACCGCGGTAGATAATCTGAGGGTTCGGAAGGGTGCAGGTACAGATTACTCCGCAAAGAAATGGCAGGACCTCACCAAAAATGCGAGAGAACACGCTTACACGTCTGGCGAACTGAAAAAAGGAACCGAAGTTTCTTGTCTTGAAATCAAAAATGACAGTGCAGGAAATATCTGGATGCGGATTCCGTCCGGCTGGATCGCAGCGTATTACAAAAAGAAAAAATATGTCCAGTGAGAAAAATGTACCCCGGAGGCAATGTGCTTCCGGGGGCTTTTGACGTTGTGATAACCGTTCGGTTTTCTGGGATAATTCAAAAAACCCAAAAAACCCGATACAGATACAGATACGGATACAGACAAAGATACAGATACAGAGAGCAATTATTGCGCTTCATTATATGCAAGATTTAAAAGCGGCTTTGCCTTTTCATAGTCTTTTGCCGTTCTGATCGTAACCTGCAGGTCACCGGTTCCATAATGTCCAATGTTTCTCATATCTCTGGTAAATCCATCTTCCAGCTCTATATCATCTGGATTTATTTTAAGGTGCAGCAGAATCATTTTCCTAAAAATCTCAATACATATAATATTCTTTGTCTTGCGGTATGCGAGATATAATTTTAACTGGTTCGGAACAATATCGTCCCCGAGAGATTCTATGTAGTCGCAAAGAGAGTGGTATATATCTTGCAATTCGCGCGGCGCGGCAGACAGCTTTTCCAGATGCGCTTTCTGATCGCCAGACTTCTTGATAGCGGAACTGTTCGGAAAATCCGAATTGTTGACCGGAATAGGCGGCACAGCAGGAGCATTCAGATGTTCAAACAGAACCAGATCATTTCCGTATTTCTGGTACCGCACCAATTTAATATTGCGCTGCATTTGATTTACTGCATGGAGATCATATTTCGTGAAGCCGCTTGCGATACAGATCACGCATGGCATTGACCAGTCTATGGAAGTGGCCGTGTCCTGTCCGAGAATATCCGCAACAAGGAGCTGAAAATCTGCCTTGTGATCCAGCAGCCAGTCCAAATAGAAAAGCCCCTGATTTATGACATTTTCATTGCTGCTTCGCTTATATTCAAATATGACCGGGCAATTATTTTCATCAATGCCGATACTGTCCATTCTGCCATTGGTAATGACGTATTCACTTTTTAGGAAACGCACACCAAAGAATGCGTCCATGTTATTTTCAATCAAAGTCTGCAAATCTCTTTCGAGAAGCACTTCGGAAGCAACCATTTGCCGGACCTCTGGGTGGACGGAAAAGAGCTTAATATCCGACATATCCATCACCGGCTTTCTGTAATTCTCTATCAATATCAATTTCGTGGAATTTCTCCAAACTTTCCGAAAACAGATCTATTATGGATTTATCATTCTGGAAGTACAAAAGTCCTAACATTTCTGAGACAAGAATCACATTCTGACTATCGTCAATCCACATAGAGCAGTCGCCCCAACCGGTTGACGATTTCTCAATATCTGGATCTCCATACTTTTTCGAGATTCCATCGCATATATCCTCATAATTGGAATCGTCAATATCCATATCATATCCGCCCGATACCAGCTTATCGTTCAGAAACAGATATTCAACGTTGGTATCGTATGTATCCACAGAACCATTGTATATACACAGGTCTGTAAGCCCATCCACACTTCCTACTTCATCAATTCTATAATCTCTGTATTCCAGCATATCTGATGTGATTTCTTTACCCTTTATATCATCAAATGTTGTTCCCCAGTCATATCCTCGAAAAGAATCAATCTGAGATATTTCAGCGGCGGGTTCAGCAGATACCGACGAACAGCCGACCAGACAGAAGCACAGGGAAATTTTTGCTATATTCAGAGAATTGTGCAAAAATTTCCGGGGGGGGGGGGAAAATAAAATGGGATATTTTTTTCATACACTCTCTCCTTTGTGAGTTCACTTTTTTCTATCATCATATCCCAAAATTGGAAACTCCACAAGGAGAAAAGCACATATTATTCTGAATCTGATTCGGTATCTTCGTCTGGAATATATTCCATAAGATCTCCGGGCTGGCAATTAAACGTCCGACAGATTTTATCCAGAGTCTTGCTGTCAAGACCGCCGGACTGGTTCCGCAGGCGGGTAAGCGTTCCCTGACCGATCAGCTTCTCTTGGCGTACACGATAGAAAGACCAGCCTTCTTCTTTCAATTTATCAAAAAGTTTCTGATAGCTTATCATGGTGATTTTCTCCCTTCAATCTGAATGAATGACTTTTCTATACTACAGATTCTAACACAAAACATGCACTCAAACAAGTGTATAATTTTGACAAGTTTAGACACTTAACTTTGTGCATGTCACCTATGGACTCGGCACTCAATCTAGTGTAGAGTAGAGACATAAGGAAAAAGAAATGGAGGACATAAACATGAAGTTAAAAATTTATGATCGTTACTTAAATATTACAAATCGTGAGGGTGTGCAGGACTGCACAGAAGAAAAGCTGGAGAAATTCGATGAAATGCTCAATGAGTTTGGCGTGTCACATTGCTTTTCACTGGCTGACGCACACGAAATTGAAGTTATCAATGAATCCGACAGAGAGTATTGCGTTACTGTAATGTATGAAGAAAGCGACGAAACAGTATTTGAAATGGTGTACATGCTCTGGAGCAAAATTCACAGAGGAGTAAGCGACGAAATGATTTACAAGGCTATGAAGAAAATGAGTATAAGAAAGGTTGGAGAGGCAGCATGATAGCTGCTTCTCAGAAAGGATAAAAATGGCAAGCAGAAATTATAAATATTATCAGCCAAATGAAAAAGATTTGAAAGATGAATATGGCGATTGTGTAGTGAGAGCATTGACAAAAGTTACTGGTAAAACATGGCGTCAGGTATTCGATGAATTGCTTCCTTATGCGTATGAGTTGCAATGTATGCCTAATGGCAAAAAGTGTTATGAAAGCTATTTGAAAGCCAACGGTTTTGAATACCATGGAATCAGCAATAAAAAAGGTTCAAAACGGCCAACGGTGGATCGTTTTACAAAGGATCACAAAGATGGAGTCTATTTCTTGAATGTTGCAAATCATTGTGTGGCATCTGTGGACGGCTTTTACTACGATACATGGGAGTCTGGAGAATGCTGCATGTATGGTTACTGGGAAAAGAAATTAAGATGAAAGATAAGAACAACGAGATGGTTCCACCAAGAAAGGATAGACAGTAATAATGAAAAAGTACAAACTTACAGACAAGCAATTTGATGAACTTGAAATCAGCACTCGCAGATCTTTAATGATACAACTTATCATGATTCACACACCGAAATATATGTATGCGATTGGTGCATATGGATCAGATTGGCTTATTGTACGGTATGACAGGCTGGAAAGTATCGGAGAAGATGAGTGGAAAGATGATTACCAGCCGGAAGTAGTAGACCGCTGGTTATAAGGAGGATGATCAAAATGTTGGAAATGTTGATGAAGAGCCCGGAGGGCGCAGGGTGTGTGCTGGGGGCTATGGTAAAAATGTTTGGTGTACAGGATCTGGTTTGGTGCATTTATGATACGTTCTGCGAATCAGATCAGCAGGAATTTGTGGCGGCAGCAACGCAGGCCTATGAGAAAATGAAGAGTGGAAAGGAGAGGGACTGATGGTTGACAAGAAAAGTGCTTTCAAGATTTATGGCAGCTATGCTGAACAGGTCAACGCACTGACCGACAGCGAGGCGGGCAGATTATTTAAAGCGTTGGTGAATTATAAGAATGGTGAGGAACCGAAGAATCTCAGCGGTATGGAACAGATTGCGTTCCTGTTTATCAGGCAGCAGATGGATTATGATTGTGAGAAATACGAGCGCCGCTGCGAGCAGAACAGAAAGAACGGCATGAAAGGCGGCAGACCACGCAAGGGAGCGAAAAAGATTGAAGGGGTATTAGAGACCACAAATGCAGAAAAAAGCGTTCCTGTGGACTGTGGCGCAGCTACAGCGCAGATGGCAACTGACAGTGGCAACGCTATACCGAAAGCAGTAAATATACCAGAGAAAAGCTATTTGCTGACCTTGCAGGAAGTTGGATAAGAAAAACCAGACGGTATGATTTATGCGATTGAAAAACCACTCGGTTTTCTGGGATATTTTAGAAAACCCAAAAAACCCGATACGGATACGGAAACAGATACAGATACGGTCACAGATACAGAAACAGAAACAGGTATAGGTACCGACAAGGATATCAACTTATCTATGTAAGTAAATAATCAAAAATAAATCACAAAAGTAAGTTATTTCTATTTACAAACTTACAAATGTATGCTAGAGTAGAGACAGATAAAAACAGAAGGGAGGATACAGAAAATGGCACAGGTTTCAATGCAGTTTTATGAAGACCACCGGGTAATTGGGCGGTGCGTATCAAGCGTAAAAGCTGCACAGGCGATCCTTGTTGAACGAGGAAAGAAAGCGGCGAAGCTGTTGAAAGAAACCGGAGCGCAGCATGTTCTCTATGGTTGCAAGATATATTCGGGAGATGTGCTGGCTACTGTGCAGCTCTACATGATACCAATGGACGATGAAGAATTTGAGAGAATCACCGGGAAAGCGAATCAAGTTATTGTGTATGCGGTTCACCGGCATGGGGAGGCAATATGACAGATGTAGCAAAGAAGAAAAAGAATCTGCAGAAGCATATTGAAAAGCTCTTTGAGAAAAAGCAGCAGGGCTTTGATGTAGAAACAGATCTGAATAAGGCATACGATGAGTTGACACGACTGGAATGCATGGAGGCAATGGGAATCCAGCGTGAGGAAGATGTGCCGATTACAGAAGATGAAGCCGAAGAAGCTGGAATGTCTGATATTGATATTGCTTTGGGCTTTATGGACGGTAGCGTGATTCCTACAAAGGAGCATAAAACACCGATGGAAAAGGAACATGGAAAAATCGTAGGATACCGTATGGATCCGTACCATGATGTTACGATCTATGAGGACGGCTATGAAGACAGATTCTACATCGGGGAATAGGGAGGCGATTATGGCATATCAGAGAAAAACCAGAGACAGATGGGATATTATGACAGACTGTGGCTATGGCTGGGAATGTGAAAACAGCGAGTACACCAGAGAAGATGCGAAGAGAAGCCTGCGTGAATACCGGGAGAACTTGGCAGGAAGAGCAGATGTTAGAATGGAAAAGCATAGAGAGCCGATAACGGCATAACAAGGAGGAAAAGACTATGGCAGAAGAAAAGAAAAAAATTAACGAGCAGGAAATGGAAGCACTGTGCAAGGATCTGTGGCCGCACATTACAGGAATCCGTGAGCTGCTGGTAAAGCATGGCGTGGAAAAGACAATCTCATTATCGGTATCAGCGGATGGCTATGTTAGCTTCGATCCGAGCGATTGTGACTGGGAATTGGTTCAGATTTCGCCGGAAGATGGCCCTGATCTTCGCTGCACGATCAGACGGAAATTGCTGGCATAAATGCAGGCTGTATTTGCTATGCTTGCGCGACCAACAAATGTAAGTAAATTCACAAAAATAACTTAAAAAAGTATGTGAAAAGTATTGACAAACTTACATATGTAAGCTAGAATAGAGACAGATAAAAACAAGAGAGCTTTTACAAGGAGGATACGAGCATGGCAAATACAACATTAAGATTTAAGGATATGACTTTTGAAAAGGTTGAAAACTATGATCCTGAAAACACAGCAGCGGACAAGAACGGCATGGTTTCTTACTGGGTAGCAAAAACGCCGGATGGTGAGCAGGTGGTTACTGGCGAGAACAAGAAGAAATGTATTTCAGCAGCCAGAACTTATGTGCATGAAGTCAATGAAGCTGCTGAAACAGTAGAAGCCAGCGAAGTTGTCGAAGAACAGGCAGCGGAACAGCAGGTGACAGAGCAGCCGGAAGCCATTGAGGAAGAAACACAGGAAGTTGTTTCCGAAGAGGAAAAGGCAGAAATTACCGAAGTGGGAACCAGCGAGGCGACAGCGAAAGAATCGACAGAAGAGCCAGAGATCAATATGTGGCTTATGGGATATATCCCGAAGAAAAAGCAGCCGGCAATCTTAATGCTCCGAAAGGACGACGAGGGCTACTGGTGCAGAATCGGAAATGGATACATTGTGGATGCCGGTAAAGGCGAATATGACGATGTTATTCACGAAGCCAAATGGAAGGAGTTTTTGAAGTCATTAAGAAGCGTTATCAAAGCGGCGTAAACTGATGAAACAGAAAGGAGAAAACAATGAAAGCACAGTGGAAATATGTTGAGAAAGACGGAAATCCAAAAGAACCGGGAATTTACTGGGTAACATTGATTTATCCAGCATGGGTAAACAACCAGTGCAACGGCAAGTATTATGCAGAGGTTTGCTCAAGATATTTTGCAGATCTTGATAAAAGCCCAGAGCTGAAAGGCTGGATAATGGATAACGAACCAGAAACTGGCATGGCATGGACGGAAGAGTGTGGAAGCGTTAAAGGCGAGAGAGTGTACGCATGGATGCCTATGGAAACTATTGAGATTGCTGATCTTCCTGCAGGAGTTGAGAAGATATGAGCAACAAAGAGCTGACAATTCGGCAGATTGGAGAGTTTTGTACGAATACATTATGCAACAAATGCCCGATTGCGCGGTGGAATGAAGAAAGTGGGCTTCACAATGGATGCATGGAAAGCCTACGATTGCCGGAAGTATCAAGGATCATGCTGAATGAAATTAAATACCGCAAGACAGATAAATACGAGGAGGGTCATTAAGAATGGATGCAACCAAAGAAATGATGAAAAAAGAAGCAATTAGCAGAATGCTTCGCTTGGGGCTGCACCCAAATGCAGTGCAGGAGTTCAAAAAGGAAGGCAAGCTGAACAGGTCCGAAGGACCGGGGCTGCTTTACTGGCTGACGGACGAAGAACAGCAGATTGTAAAAAGGTTTGAAAAAGACCATAACAAGGTAGTGTATCACTTGATTAAAACTCCGACGAGCATTGGAATGTTGTACAATATCCTGTATGTTGGAACTGAGATTGAGGAATGGACATTGGATAACGATGATCTGATGGCAGGCCAGCAGCTGGTGTATGTGAAAAATATGAACGCTGACGATTGCAGCGAATTTGGCAGCATTGGAATCAAAAGAACAGTAGCCGGAGGGCTTGTGAGAACATGGTAATACCGCAATAATGCAGCGGTCTATTTTTTTACGGTATAGACTTACAAATGTAAGCTAAAACAAAAATGTAAACATACAAAAGCGAGTAGAAGGGAGGGCGAACATGTTCAGAATGGAGATTGAAACTGGCGGTGCTGCATTTAAAGATCCAGAAACCGGCGGTGAAGATAAGGCTTTTGAAGGAATTGAAATTTCCAGAATCATGAGAAAAGTAGCGGCAGAGCTGCGAGAAGGAAAAGAATCTGGATCAATTATGGATCTCAACGGAAATAAAGTTGGATATTGGACAAGGGAGGACAAAGAATAAATGCCAAATCATGTAAGAAATGTAATTAAAATGCAGGGAATAACAGAGCTTCCATTATTCCGAACATATGACGACGGAAGCAAGGGGCTTGATTTCAATAAAATGATTCCAATGCCAGAGAGCCTGAATATGGATAGTGGATCTATGATAGACGACTATGCAATCTATTATTTGACCGATAGATGCACAGTGCCAGTAAGCAGGGTTTCTGCAGAGAAGAAAGCTGTAATTACAAAAATGATCGCAAACAACATGTTTGGAAGCGAAGAATGGATTCAGAGGATATTCAACAAGGTTATGGAGCGTGCGTTTGATGAAACGGAGGCAAAGTGTAAGAAAATGTACGAGGATGGAAAAGCCTATGTGGAAAATCTTCAGAATTATGGCTATGCCACATGGTACGACTGGTGTATTGCAAACTGGGATACAAAATGGAACGCTTACGACAACAAATCAGAGGGAACAGACTGCATTAAGTTCAGCACAGCATGGGCGAATCCAGAACCGGTAATCAGAAAGCTGGCAGAAATGTATCCCGGAGTAAGGATTGAGCATTGGTGGGCTGATGAAGATACTGGAAACAATACCGGATATAGAATTTTTGAGGGCGGCAAAGAGACGGAGGAATCTGTTGGATATTATGAAAATTGCTCAAAGGAAGCCTATAGCTGCTACGAGTTGTGCTGGGGCGAAATGTCAAAATGCTACCACAAGGACGAGAACGGTAACTGGGTACAGCATGACTGTAAAGGCTGCACAGGGTGCAATTAAGAAAGGAGAAAACTATGGGACAGTATTATAAGCTGGTAAATTTTGATAAAAGAGAATTCGTAGAGCCTTGGCCACTGGATTGCGGCGCAAAGCTGATGGAATGGTCGTATTGCAGAGCAGGCATGGCCTGCGCTCTTATGAACCTGATCGCTGGAAGCTGGAAGGGCGACAGGGTGTATGTGGTTGGCGATTATGCAGATCTGGAATATAGCGATGAAAACTGGTTTGCCGAGTATAAGGAAATGGCAGATGAACTTGGAACTGATAATGTGTATGGCTATGCCACAGAGAATTTCAAGGATATTACAGAGGAAGTGGACGCAGAGTTCCATGACTGGAAGAAGATTTACAACCACCGTAAGAAACAGTTTATTGATTTGAGTAAATGCCCGGTTGAGTGGGTGTGGTGGGACGATGAAGCAAAGAAGCCTGTTCTTTCAAACGTTGCGCCGCTGGGCTTGCTGCTGGCAATGGGAAATGACAGAGGTGGTGGTGATTACCACAGAAATAATGGAGAGAATTTTAATCTGGTTGGAAGCTGGTGCAGCTCTACGAGATACATAGAGGTTTCCAATGATGAATGTACACCGACAGGATATGAAGAGTTTGCACCAGACTTTACAGAGAATGATCCGCTGATTCCATATACCAAAGCAGAGGAACTGATGGAAAAATTGAGAAAAGAGAAAATGAAAGATGATTGATGATCTGAGAAAAAATGGCTCTGGCTATTATGATGAAACTGCTTATAAGGCAATCAAAAATACAATGAAAAATCCAACAGGGGGGGGCTACACCATGAACAAGGGAGAATTTTTAGAGAAAGACATCGTAACTGTTGAATGCACAAATTGCGCACAGGACTTCTTGCTGTTGAAATGCCATGAAGATTATGCTACCGCTTTGCTGCTGAGAGACAAGAAGTACAAGGAAAATAACATCAAGGTTATTGGCAGATCTGTAATGTATGCGGACGCTGGCAGACCGGCATATGTTTACTATGACAAGATCAGCGGTTATGTGAAAACTATTAAGGATCAGGAATTTACAGATATTCAGGCCAGCATTGCAAAAGCTATGGGATTGGTAATTGACCGGGAAACAGCACCGGCACCAGAATATGTTCCACAGGGCAGCGAATCTACGGTGCCGGAAGAACTGGAAATGTTGTGCAAGCAGGTTGCGAATTGCTGCAAGAAACTGGACGATATGCAGCCGGAAGCGCCGCAGGAAAATGTAGAAAAGTTGAAGACCAGCATTATCCGACTGGAAGCAGAGCGTGATGTTTACAAGGAGCTGTTTATGATGGCAAATGGTACGAAAGGAGATAACGATGGATCTGAAAATAAGTCCGAGAAGTAAAAATGACCGAGGCGGGGTGGCGTGTATGCCGCTCCGTAGAAACGCCCCAGAGGGGCGAGAAGGCTGGAAGTTAACCACATGTCCTAATTGTGGAAGGGAGTGCTGGAAAATGCCCCTGCTGGACGTGGTAAAGGCACAGGGGGCTTCTGCATTGTGTACGGAGTGTGCATTGAGCCAAGGAGCCAAAAATGTAATCAAAGAAAATACAGACGCAATCGCTGTGTATCTGACAAAAGATGCAGATATAGATACTTGGAAAAAGAACTCAGATAATGAATTTGAAAACTTGAACCCCGATTTGCGGCAGTTTTTTATACGGTTTGGAGTTTCTGAAAATGATTTTGCTGTCATAGAAAAGGCTGGGAAAAAGAATATTGTGATCCGGGAAAGTATCGGTAGAAAGATGATGGAGGCCATAGCAACAGCCTTAATTGCCGATGGACATATGACACTTGAGGAAGCGGCAGAATATATGGAAAATGGCAGTGATCCAGTAGATAGCGAGGGTGAAGGAAAATGACAATCAGAGAAGCCGGGAAAGGCGTTGTAAGAAAGGCTTACGGCTGGAGGACATATACATATCGGATTGGCTTCATCAACAAGCATGGAGTAGAAGATGAAACAGAGCTGGACGCAGAAGATATGAAAGATCTCGCAAGCCTTTGGAGTTCCCTTTGCCCGGAATTTAATTGCAGAGCAAATAGTGTTCAGTATGTGGAGGCAGCACGATGACAAAAGGCGACCGAATCAGATCCATGACAGATGAAGAGCTGGCAGACTGGCTGAGTAATATGTGCTGCTTTGAGAAAGACGATGAACCGTATAAATCAATTTACAATATTGACAGAAATGAAGAAGAGGAAATCTATGATAGCTATGGCGATTTACTGAAATGGCTGCGAGAGGAGGCATAGCATGGGACTGACAATCAGAATTCCGGGAATGCGAGATACTTATAATTGCGGATATATTACATATGGCGTATTTCTTATGAAATTGGCAACAGCATACAATCAAGAAATGGGAGAGATATATGAAAAATATTTCAAATCAGCGATACTGCTTTATCCGAAATTAACAGATACGGAAATTGCAAGATACAATGAGCTGTGCAATCCGGATTTAGACATATTGCTGTTTCATTCGGACTGTGACGGAAAACTGACACCGAAGGAATGCAAAAGAATCTATAAGGCAATCAAAGATCTGAAAATGGATATGCCGGGACATAACTATGGCGACATGAAACTGTACAATATGCTGGAGCGATTCAAAATGATGTTCCTGCATTGTTGGAAATTCCGAGTGAATATGTACTTTGAGTGAGGTGGTTGGTATGTGCGACGGAATCAAATTGGTATGCAATGAAGCCGGGGAATGGGAGAAATACGACGATACTTGGGACATTACAATTCATTGCAGAGATGAACAGGAAAACGAAAAGATAAGAACAATTCTCACAAATCTAAATCTTTCGGGGTGGATCGCAGTAAAAGATAAACTGCCAGATAAATTTAAGACGGTTTTATGCTGGGTCAGAGACAAGACCATTGCAGGAGGCGAAACCTATATTCTGGGATCGCAGGATAATGGGTGCTGGTTCCTGAAGACTTATGATATTGGCACGCAGAGCTATCCTGTGAAAGATTATGAGGTAGTTGCATGGCGAGAATTGCCGGAACCGTATGTGGAGGTAGAAAAGTGAATAAGCAGAGAAGAAAGAGATTAGGTAAAGCATTTGATCTGGTAACGGAAGCAATGGATATTTTGGAAGAGGTAAAATCTGAGGAAGAGGAAAGCTATGACAATCTTCCAGATTACATAGAAATGCTGGAAGAGGCCAGTGGCTATCTGGACGACGCAAATAGCGTGATCAAACAGATCTGATGGACGAAAGAAGATTTTAACAGGAGGAATTGCGAAGATGAATAAAGTTATTTTGATGGGACGACTTACCAGAGATCCAGAGGTCCGGTATTCTTCTGGCGAAAATGCGCTTGCGATAGCGAGATATACTTTGGCGGTTGATCGAAGATTTCATAAGGACAATGAAGCGTCTGCGGACTTCATTGGCTGTGTTGCGTTTGGAAAAGGCGGAGAATTTGCGGAAAAGTATCTGAGACAGGGAACCAAAGTCGTAGTCACAGGTAGAATCCAGACCGGAAGCTACACCAATCGGGAAGGACAAAAGGTATATACGACAGAGATTGTTGTGGAAGATCAGGAGTTTGCAGAGAGCAAAGCAGCGAGCCAGAATAATTCGCAGACCAGTGCCGGAAGCCGGCAGCAGCCACCGCCATCAATGCCAACTGATAAGGATGGATTTATGCAGATCCCGGATGGAATTGATGAAGAACTGCCTTTTAATTAAACATGAAGAAATCATAGCCGTTGTGTATGCAGCGGCTTTTGTTTTACTCACAAATGTTAGTAAATAACTCACAAAAATGCGTTTTATCTATTTACAAACTTACATATGTATGCTAGAGTAGATACAGATAAAACAAAGGAGGGTACAAGGCATGAGAAAGAAATCTGGTATCTACAAGTATAACGGTAAGTGCTTCAGATATGATTACGAACATGCAATCGTAGAGTATGTGTCCAAGGCAACAGCACAGGAAAAGAAAGATAATGAGGAATGGATCGCAAAATTCGATAAGCCTTTATGGGACATTGATGAAAGCGGCTACCTGCTGATCGACAGCATTGGACTTTCAAGAGAAAACTGGAAAGACAAAGAAGCCAGAAATGAGTATCTGGAAGAGTATTGCTACCAGCTTGAAGATTTTGTTGCAAGTGAACTGGCTGGAATGTTTTGAGAGAGGGGAACTGGCATGGAAAAAGATTACAGAGAGAAGATTAAGAAACTACTGGCACTGGCAGAAAGCCCGAATGAGCATGAAGCCAAAGCAGCATTGTTGAAAGCAAAAGAGCTGATGGCAGAGCACAAACTTTCTGAACTGGACGTAAAGGACGTAGGAAAGAAAGAAGTTAAAGAAGTCCTGCTGGAAGGTATGCAGGCCAGCACAAGACATAATCCTTGGATCATTCCACTGAGTACAGTTATCGGAGAAAACTATTGTTGCAAAGCCTTTAATAACAAATATAGTGGAAAACAGCTCAGAACAATCGGGTTCGTTGGATTTGAGGAAGATGTGCAGATCTGCGAGCAGGTGTTTCGATACGCTGTGAACTGCGTGGAATTAAAGTTGAAAGAAATCAAGAAAGAGAATAGCTGCTATAGCGCTCAATATCGCAAGAAGCTGTGTGACGGTTATGGTTACGGATTTATGGTCGGCGCACAGGAAGCCTTTGAAAAACAGAAGAAAGAAAACGAGGAAAAAGGCTGGGGACTGGTAATGGTTACGCCACAAGAAGTTACAGAACATGTGAAAGATTTCAAGCGCGAAAACTTCAACAAAAATGCCGGCAGCAAACTTGACGCTAACGCTTTTGGCATTGGGTACACGGATGGAAAGAAATTTGATCCGACAAAAAGACTGGAGGCATAGCATGGACAAAGAAATGATAAAAGCCCTTCGGTGCCTCGGAAGCCAGAGTTGTATGGGAGACTGCTATGCTGATGTATATAACTACAAAAACAGATTCGACGTGAAAGCTGCATACATGTGCTGCGGAGAAGCAAACAAGGAAAATAACTGGATCGGCTGTCCGTATTATCAGAGTAAATATGAGACTTGCATTGATGATGGCTGCGAATGGTTGGATAAGGTAGCTGATATTTTGGAGGGAAAGACAGGAGGAAACGAAGATGGAAGGTAAAACTTTAAGGTTTGGCATAGAGGGCGCATGGCTGACTGCGTTTGTTCGGCAGCAGGTCTTTTCTGAGGGAAAAGATCCGAAACACATGGTTGAACTTATGCGTGGTTTTATGTGTGGAACAGATCAGACAGAGGCAGAGATTGACAGGCAGGCGGAAGACGTGCTGCTAGGCAGGGCAGAATTTAGAGGAAATCCGCGAGACGGTTCATGGTGCCTAGCTATGTTCCCGGCAGGGGAAGAGCCTGGCGATTGGGATATGTTTGGGAAAATTGCAGAAATTATGAAGAAAAATAAACTTCTGGAAGATCAGGTGGCTGCCTATAAGGGAAAATATTCTGCGGCTCTGGAAGCAATGTATGATTCTCAGAGAAACAATTTCCTACAATCAATAGGCGAAGCGCCCAAAGATATGATGCCGACAATTCTGCGAGAATTTTTGGACAGAGCGACAGACGATGAATCGCACGAAACGGCTGATTATGGCTGGCTGGAGCCAGACGGTACATTCCATGAAGTGGAGTGGGGAGAGCATTCCAAATGGGCTGATGATTATATGCGTGAGCATATGACTGATGATGAATGGCTGGAAAGCGAGATTTATAATTCAGGAGATTATTTGACGCAAAGAGGCTGGGTGCTGCTTCATAACCCGGCGCAGGGTATCGCAATTCCAACCAAAGATCCAACAAAACGATACACGAAAGCACAGCAGGACTTTCTGTATGGATATTATATTGACCGAAATCAAAGCGATAGAGCAAATGAGATTATGGAGGAATAAAAATGAATGAGAGCGAAAAAAGAGATATACAAGAATATGGAATAACCATAGGGAAGGCGTGTGCTGTTTTCCAGCAGATCAAGAGTGACAAGTACAGCGAGGACGAAAAACTTCGGGCGATTTGGGCTGTACTGGATATGCCAACACATAATGGCATCACCAAGGATACGATTTTGGAAGCGTTTCGCTGGCTCTTTGATTATGCAATAGAAATTGATCCAGAAAGTGAGACAAAGAAATGATAGGAGAATGTGCTTTACCATCGGAGTTTTGCGGACATGATGATTGCTGCATATGCTGCCCTGAGAATGAGAGTTGCAATGCTCAGTGCGGAGAAAAAGACGAACACGAATATGCGGAGAGCTGCCCTTATTATTGGGTACCAGAAATTGAAAAGGAGAATGAAACATGACAGAACCAATGATGATTACAAAAAATATGAGAAATGACAGAGCGGAGAAAGTTAGCAAAATTATTGAAAATGTCAACAGGAATATACGGCGAGCTTCAGAACAGGGACTGCACGAATGCTATTTTGCCTGTTCAAAAGACAGCTACTCTGAAGCTCCTTTTTACAAGGAGGTTAGAGAAAGATTTGAAAGCTACGGATACAGAATCAAACCTACCGGATATATCGACGGTGTATGGCAGAGAACAGAGCATATTGAGTGGTAGGTGAGAACATGAGAAAGAAATGCACGACAGAAGAAATAAACTACCTTGTGAAGATTTGTCTGGACATTGCGAATATTGTAGACCGACATGGCGAAAAAGACAAGCCATATTTAGATGAGCTGGGGCTTGGATACAGAGCTTTGAGCATATCATTACGATGTGGCGTGAAAGCAGTTATAGACTTGCAGGACGATTATTCTAAAGCATTGGAATATCAAAACTATGCTGAAATAAGAGAGAAATCAGCCAGGGATTTCTTGCAGGAAGTTTTTGAAGACGAATATATTGATACAATCAATGGTGAAGACAAGCAGAAAATAAAGGAATTTGTGCAACAGCTTATGAAAAAATGGGAGGAATAGAGATTGAACTATGTTCATACAGGAAGATGATTTGAAATTAAATGATTGGCAGTTTGCGCAGAGAAAATACCTGCCCTATGAAACCAAGTTGCGTCTCTCACGAAAGCGCATAGAGGAATGGTATGACAACTGGGGCGGTCAAGTGTATTTGAGCTATTCTGGCGGTTTGGACAGCACAGCATTACTGCATATGATAAGAAAAACCGTTGGGCAGGAAGTTCCGGCAGTATTCTCAAATACTGGTTTGGAATTTCCTGAGATAGTAAGATTTGCACGTCGGGCCAGCGGAGAATTTGTCGAAATCTATCCCAAATGGAAAGATGGAAGCAGAGTTACATTTAAACAGGTAGTTGAGAAATACGGATTTCCTTTAATCAGCAAAGAGACCGCGCCAAAGATAAGAAAACTGCGGCATGGGAATCTATCAGACAGATACAGAAACTATTTGCTGAATGGCGATGAAAGAGGAAAGTTCGGTATGCTCCCTAAAAAGTGGAGATTTTTGCTGGATACCAAATTTGATATCAGTGAACAGTGCTGTGACATTACCAAGAAAGGACCATTTAAAGATTATGTGAAAAGAACCGGGCGGGTGCCATATATAGGGACAACACAGGACGAGGGTTTCAGACGTGAACACCAATATGCTCATACTGGCTGCAATGTATATGATGGAAAAACAATCAAGAGCCAGCCCCTCGGTCCATGGACAAGGCAGGACGTACTTAGATACATAGTGGAAAATGATGTTGAGATATGTTCTGTATATGGCGATATAAAGCAAACACCAAGCGGCATATACTACACCACAGGCGAACAGCGTACTGGCTGTATGTTCTGTGCTTTTGGCGCACATATGGAAAAATGCCCCAACAGATTCCAGCGTATGGCAATGACACACCCGCGACATTATCAGATCTGCATGGAACTGAAAAATAATGGAGTAAGATATCAGGATGCATTGGAAACATGCGGAATAGAGACAGAAACGTGGGAACAGAACGGACAGATGAACATAATGGATTTTTTAGCATAGGAGGAAGATAATGAAGATAACAGCAATAGCAAGAGAAGATTTGAAGGAAAAAGGGCTGGACTTATTGCCAAATGAAATTGGATTGGAGATACCAAACAACGCAATTCCAGACAGCTATGGAGAACATATCGGAAGATATGATATAGAATCCCAAAAATATGAGTCATTTTTCAAAAAGGATCACGAAGCAGGCAATACAAAAATTTTTGACGCATATAGAGAAAAATGCGGGTGCATTAAGGAAAAGAGACACTCAATTTATACCGAGAATGAAATTAAAGATGTGCTTGACTATTATGTAATGTATGACATCAAAGAAAGCAGTAAAAATTTACCGACAGAATTAGAAGAACATGTTGACCGCGGATACTGCATAAACGGAAATTATAAGTGCAAATATGAACTTGTGTTTGCTTGCAATGAAATGGTTTCGAGAATAGTTGTGAATTATACCACGAACAATATTCCAATGTATGATTTTGTGAAAGATCTGGAAGACGATATTGCAGACGCATTGGAAGACGATTCAGACGAAGATAATATTTTCTATGGAATTATTAAAGATTCTGCAATTATAATGCGTGATGAATTTGGAGCTGGAAGCAGCATTGAGATTGAAACGGCAGATGATCTCACTGCAATGTTGGTATCAGTTAGACTACTTAGCTGCGAATTTGTGCGGAGGGAAAAATAAATGGCAATAGTAATTACAGGAGTGGAAAAACCAAAGAAATGCAAAGAGTGCAAATTGTTTTGCGGACACTATTCAGATGTGTGCTGCATGGTAACTGGGTATAATTTGGATCGTAAGGCTGTAGAAGAAACTGTTCCAGAATGGTGTCCGATTATCGAGGTTCCAAAGAAAAGAGTGCATGTGCCGCGGAGCGTGGAAAATCCAGAGTATGTTGACGGCTTCAATGCTTGCGTCGGGATACTAAACGGAGAGAATGAGCCAATAAGCCGCGAAATAAACCAGAGATTAATGAGAGAAGGCAAAGTGGAAAGTAGAACGCAAAACGCTAACATGCTGATGGGAATAGCGTGGCTTACGTCTAATAAGCTACTGAATTACAGCGAATATACAAGAATTAACGAAATTGCGCTGGAGGCAGTAGAAAGAATAGAAAAAGAGATGGAGGAAAAGAAAAATGGCAAGTCCTAAAGGGTTTATATTGTACCGGATATGGTACGGTGAGTGCATGGCATACCTTGGCAGGACGAATCAGCCGCTTCAAGCAAGG